ACTTTTGATACTCGAGTGCGCTATTTATGGCGCCGTTAAAAAGTAGGATCCCCCGCTGCCTGATCTCGTCCGGCTGTCCATTGATCATTTTTTCGAAGGATGCTTTGTCCATCATCTCCGATTCCAGATCTCTAATGCAGGAATTATCGTCCATTTACATGGGGCCTCAATTCTGTTATGACTCCCATGCGGATGGTAGCGCTTGCGCCCTGTTCCTATCACAGGTTCTTCCGGGGTTGCCGCCCCTCAAGAATACTGTCCGCTTCACCACTTAGTCACGATGGATCAACTCAGCCCGTTTCCCCGTGAATTGCTCCCACCGCTTGACATCCACATCGCAATACACTTCCGACAACTCCATGGCGTAACAGGACCGATCCGTCTGTTCCGCCGCGATCATGGTGCTTCCGGATCCGCTGAAGGCATCCAGGACTTTCGCACCCGGCGCCGAACTGTTCCGGATCGCCCGGGCGCAAAGCGCTATTGGCTTCATGGTCGGGTGATCCGCGCTTTTCATCGGTTTTGGTATTTCCCAGCTATCGCTTTCGATCCCGCAGGCCTCCACTCGCACCATGGGCACGCCATCGACATTCTTGGCGATCCGGTCCATACCGTAAACATCGCCCAGGTTGCGAACGCCTGACCAATAATGGCTCGACCCCTCAAACCAGCCGTAAAGGATCGGCTCGTACTGGCGCTGATAATTCGCCCGGCCGATGGTGAAATGGTTCTTGACCCAGATGATAAAGGTCGAGAAATGGCCGCCGCAATCGAGAAAGGCCCGCTGCAGGGTGTGTAGCTCGGAGCTGGACATGCAGACATAGACGTCGCCCTTGACGTAAGGCCGGAAAGCGGCGATCGCATTCCGCAGAAAAAGGTAGAATCCCTCGTTTGTTTTGAAGTGATCGTTTAGAATCTTTCTTCCTGCGTTCTCTTGCGACACTTTATTCCGCATTTTGTCCTTCATGATGGCGCCGTAATTGACGTTATATGGCGGATCAGTAAAGACCATGTCGGCCAGGTTTCCGGCCATAAGTTTGTCCATGTCCTCGGACAAGGTCGAATCCCCACACATGAGGCGATGCCGCCCGAGTTGATAGATATCGCCGCGCCTCGAGGACGGCGTTTTGATCTTCTCCGCTTCTTTCTCGGCGTCAAAATCATCTTCCACAACGCCGCGCCCCAGGAGCTTCTCTATTTCCGCCTGGCTAAACTGTGTCAGTTCGATATCCAGATCACAGGTCTCAAGCTCGATGAGCAGCTCCTTGAGCAGCGGCATGTCCCATTCACCAGCCAGATTATCGAGCGCGACGGACAGGGCCTTTTCTTTCTCGATGGGCAGGTCAACCACCGAAACCTCGGCGGCTTCGTATCCCAAATCAAGCAGGACCATCAGGCATTTATCCCCGCCAACGAGATTATCGGTCCTTCGATTCCAGACGATGGGAACCACATAGCCGAATTCAAGGATTGATTTCTTCAGGCGTTCATATTCGGCGTCGCCCAACTGCAGGCGCTTGCGCGGATGCCAGTCCGGAGTACGCAAGATGGATAAGGGCAGGGTTTCAATCAGCATTCGCCTTTTCTCCTTTCCACTCATAAAGCCCCCAGACCGACAGGAGAAAATAGACAAAGAACAGGACCGCCTGGGCCGGAACGCCCTGGTGATAATCGACGAACGTCCAGGCCGCGTTGGTCACCGCCCAGATATAAAAACATTCGCGCCGGCGTTTAATGTTCAGCACCACGCCGATCAGGGAGGCGACGGTCAATATAATCGTAAGGATATGAAATAGTTCCATGCGTATTAAACCTAATTTCCAAACCGAATTTCTAAGCCCAATTTAGGCTTGGAATTTCGTGCTCTAAATTCGTCAACGAACCGGCATTAACAAACCTTCTCCACCCTCAAACCGTATTCGAGCCGCCTTTCCTTCTCCATTTGGCCCTATTTCCACACCCGGAAAATTCTTAAGCAGATGCAGATACTTCGCATCAAACGAGACCCCGCCGATTTTATGCAAAATGAAAGGTGTTCTGGGTTCTAATTTGCCATCACCTCCACATTCAGGACATTCCACCGTGCTGCCACATTCCCGGCATTCAATTTCACCCGTGCCGCTACACCTGTCGCACGGAACCTTTTCGGTTAATGTCGGGATTTCAGGAAGCTCGGCAATAGGAAACCAATCATCTGGTATTGGAATTTTTTCAAATAGAGCCGCCGCGCGTGGGGCTGCCATATTTTCCTGCACGTCGGGAAGTGCGGGTACTGCAATTATAATATGGCCGTTCGTTGCGTACGTTGTCCCCTCGCTGGTACATGGTTTCGCTATCTCTTTCCGAAAACCATCGTCGGCACAGAATTTCTGTAGGTCTTTTTTTGTCATGTGCACCTCCGTATGGAATAATATTGACAATTTGTTCATGGCATCACCCGCTTAAATTCAATCGGCCAGACATAAGGGTTCGGATACGCCCGGCAGGGGATGTTATTTTTATCCACATATTTCGGGACCGTGGGAACATCGTCCTCATTCCAGGGATAGCAGACATATGCAATCAACTTCCGGCGGTGATATACCCCCTTCCATTTTGCGTTGATCGAATTCCAGAGCAGGCGGAATGCTCCGACTGGATCGGCGCCGCCGACGCCGCTGTCGTTCGTCCATTGCCAGACTCCATGTTGATTCAAAAAAATGCCTTCCTTGATGGCATCCTCCGTGCTGATTTCACTGACCCGCTCCGGCGGTTTGATCCTTACGATCTCATTGGTAATCCGGGACGCCCAGCGGGGCATGTGGATGGAAGGTCGCCATTTCCCTCGGCTCATAAATTCAACACCGCCGACCAATGAACCGGTGTATCTCACTGTATTGTTAGCGGCATACCAGAATGGGAGGCCATGGTTATTTGTGTCCGATGGAGGGCGTAAATCCATGTAGCGTGAAGTGGCCCATGTCTCGCGAACCCACAGCCGGTCACCCGGTTCCCCGTAAGGCGCGGGGATAAACTCACAGAATTCAGGTGTATCGTGACGCCTAAAAAAGGCCCCATATTTGTCCTGATGCTTATGTCCAAGGAGATCAAGGATGCCCACTGAAGACACAAACCAGTTGTCGGGAAAATCATTGACACGTTCCAATCCGCGCACCCGCCGCGTCATCGTTTTGCGATCTTGTAACGATGCCACGACCATCGGCCCGGACATCAATATGCCGTGTTCAATGTCGATTCTGTTTTTCATGTGTCCCTCAATAACCTCCATGCTGTTGCAGCCACTCTCGGTACCTGGCCGTTGCCAAGGGCTTTAAGTCGGTCCACCCGATGGGCCACCCCATGAGCCACTCGACCCACGTCGGGTTCAACTGGCCACCCGACTCCTGTCCTGTTCGGAGTAGATATCCGGGCAAATTGTCCCGGTCTCGCAGCGAGACCGGGAGCGTTGAATTGTCCGCATCGTCGCATGTGGGAGTCGGAAACGCTTCCCTCGCTACAATTGTTGCCAGATCGTCCCCGCCCGAATTCTTCCGGCTCATCCTGGCAAAGTCCGGACCCGATGGTGTTCCCTTTGGGGTCGGCCACAGCGATCGATTCACCGCAAACCCCAACTCGTTCCCGCTCGGTCCGTTGCTCTTGCCGTCCTTCGAGAATCCGCAAGGTGTGGGCCATCGCTCCGGCGTCTTCACCATTTGCGCTAAAGACTGCCCCGTCATCCTTTCGGTAATCATGCCCGCTCTCGTTCCGTCCGTTGCCGATGGCGTGGCCCACAATCCAGACCCGTTTCCTTCTATGCGGAGCCCCAACGTCATCAGCCCCAAGGATGAGGGGTCTTGAAACTTCATACCCAAGTCGGCGCAAGTCTCGGACAACCACTGGCAGGTAGGTGCGGACTCCCGGCACATTTTCAAGCAGTACGAATCGGGGTTTAACAATTCCAATGACGGTTGCCGTTGCCGGCCACATATTCCTTTCGTCGTCGGCTCCTTTTTGCTTTCCGGCGACGCTGAAAGGCTGGCATGGGAAACCTGCGGTGACAATGTCCGTAATCCCTCGGTAAAGCTCCGCACATCCTGAATTAATGAATGTTTTGATATCGCCGAATATTGGAGCGTTTGGCAGGTATCCATCCTTGATTCTGGCGGCAATGACGCGCTGGCAGTAGTCATCCCATTCGACATATCCGATGGGGTGGAATCCAAGCAACGTGGTTCCAAGCAGCCCCCCCCCGGCTCCACTAAATAAGGACAGTTCATTCATCACTCCACTCAACAAATCAGGTTTGCCCCGTCGATGATTTCGGCAGGATGATTCGATATATATTCCCTTGACTCCGGCACCCGGAATACCAGCTCGTTGATCCGGCCGCCGACGAATTTCCCTTCGCGGAGCACCGTGTACCGTTCCGCGCTGTTGATGATCTTCACTTTTGGATTGATTCGTAACAGTTGCCGTAATTCCAGCACCGCCGCCGGAAGATCGCTTGGGATGTCATCGGCGGGCGCCGGATCCGGAAGGATAGGGCTGTTTGTTTTTCCCGTGGCCATCTTTTCCACTCCCCCGTCTTCGAGCGTCAGTGCCGGCGGCAGCCCCGCTTTGATCCAACTATTCAAGTCTATCCCCATCTTAATCGCGTCTCCGGGATCCTTCCCCTGGGGCACCGGCCAGCGGTCGCACTGATCGAATTGCTCATTCCACCAGGCCATGGCCTTCGCCCCCGGTGTGTCATAGTCCAGGGCGTTCAGGATCTGGAGCGAACCCTGCAGGACGGCGTAGGCATCGGTGTCAGGTTTCACCCTGACGGATCCCATCGCTACCGACCCGACCAGGGGACAGGATGCGACGACGGCGATCGCATCCAGTTCCGATTCAACTACCACAAACGCCCGCCGCTCCCGGCCCAGGATCATCGTAGACCTGGACGACCCCTCAATCCAATAATACCGGGGCTCACCTTCTGGACGCCGGACTTTGAGGCGGTGAATCACGCCGTCGATGATGTAGGGGATCACCAGGCCAATCGGGATCTTTAACATCTTCAACCGTCCATCATTCCAGAATTCTTCCGGAAGCCCCCAGGACTTGCACGGACGATAGATGTCTTTTCCCTTTTCGCCAGGGTTCCAACCCAGGCGGTAATTGATTACCGTGTCCCGGCCGATCCCCCGGGCCGCCAGCCACGACAGGACGTCGGGGTTCTTTTGAAGGCATTCCTGGGACCAGGCAAGGAACTTTTCCGCCTTTTCCTGCCAGATATCGGCCGGCGCGGAGTGATTCTCCGGTTGAAATACGGGCTTTTCCGCCTTCTTTTGTGCCGGTGTGCTGTGAGTTTCCGCAGTATCGTTTGCTTTTTCGCCAAGATATTCACAGGCCTGGCGGTATCCCATGCCCTCGAAGTCCCGCAGGAACTGGATATTGTCCCCGCTTTTCTCGCATCCCCGGCACCAATAAGCCCCCTTGCCCTCGTTCTGGTTCGGCCAGACATGAAAGCGATCGGTCCCGCCACAGCCAGGACACGGCCCCTGCCATTCCCCGCCGTTCGTTCCGGAGACCTTCCGCAGATTCACTTTTTTTGAAGCCAGATCCAGGGTGTTCACTTTTTTTCTCTTCCGAGATTCCACATAACTCTTATGAGTTCCAAAGAGTGATCCATATTTGATGTTCGGCATACGTAAGACAACGGATTGTCATAAAATATATTATACCGACGGTCCGCATCTTCCTTTTCCGCACCAATCGACCTTTTTAGACAGTTCCGAAAACGTTGTTTACTCATACACGCGTATCCAATCCGCACGCGAGTCAGCACCCCCTTAATTTCTTCGGGGAGACTCGGGGACCCTTTTTCAAACCCTCCAAAACTTTTCATCAAACCATCCCTTTTTCTTCTTTTTTATATCTATCTATTTTCATTACAGTATTAACGAATTTCATTTATAATAATCCCCCCTTGTAATGCCCTTTAGGGATAGTTGGATAGTTGGCGTACATATTTAATGCGTGTGCATTTACCAAAAACCTTTAGCCCAAAAAAGGTTGTAAATCGTTCCAACCCTCCCCAGAACGGCGAGACAAACCAGACTATCAACGGCCATCCCTGAATGAATACGGTACGTTAAAACCATCACGGAAAATTGCCGCGAAATATAAACCCTCCCTGATTTCATGACCGGCCGGTCGTATTTCCGGAGGGTAAGACCATTTTGTGGTGCTTTTTCTGTGTTCATTCCGTTACTCATAAATAAAAAATACCTCCATTTAAGCGTCTAACCCTCCCTGTTTAGTGGCAAGGGCGATGCCGAAGTACATGACGCAACCGTTCGATTTGTCCTTGTTGTATTTCTGGCTGAGTTGCTTCCCGAACCAGGTACCAGACGGCTCGTTCTTCCCGATGTTGTCGTGGTACCATTCGACGAACCGGGCATAGATCAACGACGACTTCTCTTTGGCCCCGGGCTCCCGGATGCAGCATTCGTCGATGAAGTCGGCCAGGAGATCCTCGTTGCGTCGGTATTGTTCCGTTGCCTCCCGGACTTCCTTCGGCGGATTCAAACCGTGCTTCTGCCAGAGCAGGCATCCGCGCACGAGCCAGGCCAGAATACCCGACGCCTCTTTGAGGATCTGTCGATCGAGATCGAGTATCGCCCGGCGCTCGTAGCTCTCCTGGGGATCACGGTTGACGAAGGAAATCATGAACGGGATCAGGTGGAGACGCTCCCAGAAAGCCTTGTCGCTGGGCGGGGCCTGCGGCTGGGTGTTCGTCATGAGGAATAGCTTGTGCGTGGGGCTGAACCGGGTCGGATATTTGTCGTGAGGGCTGCGGCCGACCAGCTCGTCCTTTCCCGTCAGCCACTTGATCTTCGAGGCGCTGAACCGCTGCCCCTCGTCGACCTCGGAGGCGAACGCCATGCGGATCCCCTTCAGGCTCATGATATCCGGAGATGGACCGGACGAGCTTTTTGAAAACTTCTGTGACAGGAGCATTTCCGCCGGGATCGATCCGGCCAGGGCGCCCATGACGTGGCTGATCGTTTCGACGATCAAGCTGCGGCCGTTCCATCCGGTGCGGCCGTAAAGCACGGGGAATACCTTTTCCTTGCACAGACCGGTGATCGCGTACCCGAATAGGCGCTGCAGGTAGGACACCAGGTCCTCGTTGCCGCCGAAGATCTCCAGGAGTGACTTTCCCCAAAGCAGCGACGGTTCGTCAATGCCGCGAAACTCGATCGGGCTGGATAGAGAAAGGTGATCGGCAGGGCGGCCCGGCTTGATCCGGCCAGTCTCCAGGTCGATCACACCATTCGCGCATGGGAAGAGCATCGGCTTCAGGTCGAATTCATCGCCCGTTATGGCGATCGGGTCCTCGATCGTGTGGGCGAATTTAAGGCAGGCGGTCCGGCGCTTGTCCGCCCGGAGCTGGCTGACGCGCTTAAGGAGAGTATCCTGTTTTTTCTTTAGCTTCTCTACCTTCTCGGCGGTCTCTTTACTGCCGTCGCTCGCCGTCAGGTCGACGATCGTTTTGGAGACGTTCTTGTATTCTCCCAGGTAATGCTCCACAATCTTTTCCACGCCGGCCAGGGACTTGTTCATGACATCGCGCTGCCAGCAGTGACCGCCCCAGATGAACCATTCCTGGGTGTTCTTGCTGAAAAGGTATTGGTCCCGGAACGTCGTCGCATAAAGGATTCCATCGCCAAGTTCGTTGGCGAAAAGGCAGTCGTTGATCAGCTTGCTCGTGATCTTCGATTCTTCCTCCGGATGTGGAAGCGTTGCCGCTTCCGCATCAACCCGTTCCTGGACTTGTTTTTTAATGTCGTCAGCGCTTTCTGTCATGCTTCATCCTTCGCCTGAGTTCGTATATCCATCGCAGAGAAATAGGCGGCTTTGATTCGTCTTCATCGGCATCCCGCAGCGCCTGGTTGATTACCCGCGGATCGGTTCCCGCGGCCAGGAGTTGCTTGACCATGGCCTTTGTCTTGTCATCAACCCGGTGATCAGATCCGGCTACGAACTGCCGGCGGCATTCAGGTTCCAGGCATCGGTATTTTTGCAGGCCCGCCTTCGTCGTCCCGTACTTCTCCAGACGGGCTCCTTTGCAATTCGGGCAGTGGATTTCAGCCATCACACCTCCCTGAGCGCTTGACCGCGCCCATCTCTTGGCGTACCATGCACCATGCACAAATTCCCAAAGTCCCACGAAAATAATAATTTATCCGCAGTCGAATTTCGGGCCTCGGCGATCCGTATAGAAAACGAGGGCTTAGGAAGGACCCACGATATGGGCGATGGGAGTGACCAAGAGTGATGGTTGAATTGAATTCTTTTTAATAGGGGCACGGGGCGGTCAGGAAGAAACGGCGACCCCGCATTCCAATGGATACATGCTTGACGACACAAAAAAAAGGCGACAATATTTGACACCATATCCACTAACCATCCTCTTGAGAGAATTCGATTGTAATAATATCGGATGGTTGAATACGGTTAAAACAAGTTCAAATCTTGTCGCCCCGACCAAAAAAACCTAATGGTATCAACCATTACCGATATCTTTATTCGTCCTCTGGACGTCCTCGGGAACGTCCTCTAATCGTCCTCTAAGTTCGAGGACTTTGGCCACAACCAGCGGGCTTCTTTTGGCGTATCTACGCGTCGTATCGGATGAGCTGTGCCCGTAAAGATCGCGCAACAACTCCAGCTCGATACCAGCGTCCATCAACTGTCCGCCAAAGGAATGCTTCACGCCGTTGTACAAATTGATCTTGATGCCGCTCTTTTGGGAGGCATTGTTCCAGATTCGGTTCAGGAGCTTCCAGGTATAGGGCTGCCCGCTGTTGTCCCGATTAAATACATAGGGCGAAAATGGCGCTATCTTCGCAGCCGCCTTCAGGATCTCTCTTGCCCTGGTCGTCAACGGATATCTCCGGACGTGGCTGTCCTTGGTCCGATGACTCGTCTTTGTCCTTTCCACGAGTTCCCCGTCCGAATGGGTCCTCCTGATGACCACCTCGTCGTCCGTCAGACAATCCTTCATCAACGCCGTGCCTTCCCCCGGCCGCATCCCGTATTCCATCAGGAACATAAAGATGAGCTGATGATGGGGCGGGATCGCAGACAACTGCTGCTTCTGCTGCTCAAAGGTCAGATAGACGATTTCTTCCGGCAGCCCCAGGGGCAGCTCCGGGAATGGTGGGACCTTGCCGATCAGCTCGTCCTTATAGGCAAAATTGAGCAGGGTCCGCAACGTCGCCAGGGTATCGTACTTCCCCTTGATGCTCAGATCCAGGTCGTTATAGAATGTCTGTAATTTCGAGTACGTGAACGTCCGAACATCGAAGTCCGGGCCGAAATACTTGATTGACCGGTTAATTGACGTCAAATACACACGCTTGGTATTTGCGCAAGCGGTTGACGCCTGCAGCCAGATCTCGCTGAGTTTTTTCAGGGCAACCGGGCTGTCAGGCAGATATGCTTTAATGTTAAATATTCCGCTATCGATCTCCGCCCGGATTTTCGACAGCATCTTTTCCGCCGTTTTCTCGTGCCAGATGGGATCACCGTTGTATTTCCATAGCTTATACCGTTTCCCATCCCAATAAATGTTGACATAATACCGCTTCGCAGGCTCGTGCCAATGATACGATCCTTTCATATAACCACCCCCTTGATGATATTGATTATCAGGAGATGTATGCTTTTTTGCGGCGGCGGTCAACATGGTTGTGTTACGTCCCTATCTTACGTGTAGAGCTGCATTTTAGCCTCAAGGACTTCAGCCGGTATGGCCAGGCCCGCCTCCTGATCCGCCTGGAACTGACAATCGAGCATATGCAGGATCTGCTGATCCGGCGTGCGGCGGTCTCGTTTGCATACATCGAGCAGATATTCGAAGAGGGGGAGGTCATCAGGGCCGAAGTCAACTGAAACGACATCATGTGCGTAGCCAACATAGTTTTCATCCTTCTCTGCCCTTACCTCCAGGTCATCATTATAAGGCCGATTCTCTTTTGACAATGCCGAAGGCGGCGGGGGAGGGGGCGGCGGCTTAACAGCGCCAACTTCTTCCGGATGCGGATTAGGTACTTTGCTCATATCTTCTCCCATATTCTTGATGTTGTTTTTAGCTTTCGGGGGCTTCTCCGGAGACGCCGGCGTTCCTTCACCCGGTTTCTTTTCCCCGTATTTTTCGGCGGCTTCGGCCAGTTTCTTGATGCGTTCGTCTCCGGATGTGCCGGCGGCGTATTTTTGACATGACCAGCAGATCTTGTCCTTCATGCCCGGTACAAGCAGAACATTCGAGCGGCGGCAATTATCACACGTGCCTCTTTCTCCCATGGCTTCGGCCTCCTTTTTGATTTCCAGCCCTTGCCCGCATTCCAGGCAAAAAGCTTTACGGTTGATTGCCGTGAAATCACATCCATTGATCGTATCAAAATGCACCCGGGCGGAACTTGCGGCCAGTTTCTGGTTGGACAGGCAAGTCGCCATTGGCATGCGGCAGAGCATTTTCTTGCAGAAAAAATAATCCGGCGAATTGAGCAGCGCTTCGGCCGTTGTTTCCGGCATACTCATAACTTGCACCACTGTCCATCCCGGTCACGGTAGAATTCCCACCCCCGATCCGAATCTCGCATAACGATGATTCCGGCTGGCTTGCCATGATAGATTAATCCATGGTAGGCCATGCGCTTTTCGATCCGCGCTTTTTCTGCCGGGGATTCATGGTAGGGGGCAGTCGGCGGGGCCGGTTCATCCGGCGTGTACGTTATAAAAGCAAGGGAAATAACAAACACGAGCGAACCGATAACCAGGGCCGTCCAGACATGCTCGAAAGATGATCGCGTGCGCCAGGTCATTGTCCCACCTCTTGCTTCAAGCCATCGTGGAGAAAATAAAGCATGGCTTCCTGATTCAGGATGGCCAGGATCGTCTCCAGGGCGCTCTTTTCCTCGTCGCTGAATTCGCGGCAGGGGAGCGTTTCTTCCGGAGCGGTCATTTGTTCACCCTCCAGGCTATCAGGCCCAGAACACCGGCGGCGGCCAGGTTCGGCCAGGGAAACCAGGGGCTTTCCGAGCCCATGACCAGAATTGACAGACAGGCCAGAGTCACCGTGGCGTAACGGATCGCCGTGCGGCCGACCTCTCGAAGCCGTTCCTGTCTCGAAGCCAAAAACCATTCCCGATCCAGTACAAGCGTTGTATGTTTCATTTCTTTGCCCTTTCTGCCTGACGCGCCCGCCTGTCACATTCTCTTTTCCCCTGATGGCGGACAGGATAGCGCGGATTCTGGCGGACGCGAGCGCCGAGACGGCTAAAGCGTTTTTTATACCAGGGAATGCCGTCGTTGAAGGGGATCATAGAAAAAATATCATCTACGGGACGCATCATCCTATCAATTAAGTCAATCATTATTGCCTTCTCCTAAATCGATGTCGCGGCACTTGGCGACGCCGTATCCCGTTAAATCCTCCCATGGATTCTCACCGAAGGCGTTTTTATTCGTCGCGATCCGGAACTGCTTGTCAATGATCCGCACCATGGCCAGCATGTCATCATACTGGTCCGGACGAATGCCGCGCGGATAATAGATGCGTAAAATATCGCCGGACTTGTGGAACGAATCCCCGTATGCCGTGTTTTTCTTGTCCACGATCCTTCCGATCGCGGCACCGACCTGTTCGTAATGCCCCCTGCTCATGCTCCCTCTATCTTCTCCCCGGCATGACCGCCGGGGGATGCCGAAAAACCCTGACGCAGCCGTAACTCTCTTCACCGGCGAACAACGGGCTGCGACCCTCGTAATATCGCAGCAGATACTTGAAAAGTTCGTCCAGCGATGAAACGGCCTTGACGCCACTGCCGTCGTCTGCGACAAAACCCTCTTCCGTCTTCGTGATCAGCATACCGTTCACCCTGATTGATGATCGGAGGGCATACACTGCCTTTACACCCTCCGATCCAGACCACAACATGCCCGTTACCGAGGTCGGGCGCCTCATCCGCTGAAACGACACTAACGAAACACCGGTACCCGTCCTCCTTTCTGGAGACCCTCTTTATATTTGGTGCGGCAGCCCAGGCGGGCTCATGCCCTGGAGGGTGGCAAGGCATGTTGAATGCCGCACCGTTTACTATTGCCAAACCGCCCGAGTCTTCCCGAAGGACGTTGCCGGTTCAGGATTCGCCGATCCGGATAGCCTGACGGCGGCGCTTTTTAATTTTGCACCCGCTCTTAGTGGCCCGGAGATCGCAGCGATCGAGAATGCGGTCGAAAACTTTTCTAAAAATGAGCAACTTGCTGTTTTTATTGCGTATACATTGCGCTACGCTATGTATACGTGACAGCTAAAAAAATATGGCCTATCCTTTACCGTAAAGAAGCTCCCGCACGGTCTTCTTCTCGTGCATCTGCAGGAGCATGATGTTTTTGTAATCTTCGAGGTAACCGCGTATGGCATATTCATGGATCAACATAGCCAGGTCGACGTCCTTAACCCGGGCGATGGCCACCAGATCGTCCTTGAATTTTTCCCCGGTCCTGAATGAAATCAGTTCTGTTTTCTTTTCCGAATCAACGGGATTGACGGCTCTTGCAAAATCCAGTTTCAGCTGGTTCATAAACACCCCTCAGATAAAAAACTTATTGATTAAACCGTTTTATCGTGTAAAATCTCGGATCGAGGGCAAGTTTCACCATCGGTTAATATTTCGTACAGATTGTTCAGGATGTTTTGGTAATGAGGGCCGCGGCGTTCTTTGCGGCCTGATAAGGCCATATAAAGAGTAATACGGGAAATCTTGCGTCCCATGCGGACGGACAGGATGGCGGAGAATTTCGTCATCCAGCCGAGGTTATTTGGATAATAGCCCAGATCGATCAGGCGCTTATAGATTTCTTTGATGAGTTCGTCGTGGGTCATGGTTAATTTCTCGCTAATCCAATATAGTTGGGGAAGTTTATGACATTAGGTGAGGTCCTCAAGAAAGCAGCCAGTGAAGCAAGCGGTCTGCAGGAGCAAGAAGTCTCCTCCTTATGGGATTCAATCATGTCCACAATTCCCGACAAGTTCATATTAGACAAAGAATTATCAGACGAAGAAGCAAAGCAGTTGCTCGAAGGCCTTAAAAAAGAGAAAAATGGGATAAAAAGTTGGCTCATGAGAGGGCACCGTGACTTTGTTCTGATGCACTCCGAACCAAAGGGGCGGGCATAAGTGCTGACCCCAGCTTCATTTGGAAACATTTTACGAGCTTCCGGTTTCCTCCAAAGAGGCTCAGAAGGGTTTTCTCCCATAATGGGCAGGAATTGTTATGTTGATTTTTCATGTGTAACACCCTCTGCTTTTATTTGAGACGGATGTTACACGAATAATCTACACGATGTCAAGAATAAATTTACGATTTATGAATATTAATATTATTGATGAACAAATACAAAGAGCTATGGAAGTTTTTGGCTGTCAAAACCAAAGCAAATTAGCTACTTTGCTTGGTATATCCGATACCGATTTTTCTAACCGAAAGAAACGCGGAACATTATTAAAATTGATTGAAACGAAATCGTATAGATCATCTGTGGATTTCAATTACATACTAACCGGAGAACATACACAGCCG